AACAGATTCAATACACTTTAAAATCATTGCAAATGTTTGTTCTGTATTAGACTTCACATCAAGACTAGCCAAATCCATAATACTAAGGTATGTCGGATACTGCATCCTAATACTAATATCGTTGTTTAACTTTATAACATAATCAACATCAGGCATATCCAAAGTTATATCATCAAGAATAATCTTTACTTCATTTTCAGCTTCACAATGTTCACATTTAGGCTTTAGTTCTATATTTTCTCCCACAGACTTAGATCTAATCTTAACGAACATATATTCAACATCAAAACTAGTCAGTGCTCTTTTGCTTATTGGTTCTTCGACACAAGCTTCAATAGTGTCTGCAATAGCATTAAAGACTTGTGTTTGATCTTCACTCTCCATTGCTAACATCAAGACCTTCTCTTCCTTTACGAGATATGGTCTAAATCTAACGGCTTGCTGTGACGAAGGTATAACAAGTTCATACTTTGGTTTATCATTTAGTTTAGGTAGTGCCATTCATTTCATCCTTTAATTAAATACTCTTCCTATTGCTGTTCCTATTTGAGTTGTCAAAAACTTTTCTACGTTACTTGTAGCTTCAACTTCATTTGGAATCCATTTTGTATATGACATCTGCACATTTAACTCCACGACACCATCAACATCATTGTTCAACTGAATATCGTTCATGGTAGTGGGGAATGCATCAAACAACGTACACGAATATATTACATCATCACCTGTCACAAAGTCCAAGTCAAACTGACCTTGTGCAAGATCAATAGGACCAAACTTAGGCAATCTATTCTGTATTTCTGATGGTAGTTTAGGAATGCCAAGAGGTGTGGAGTAAACAGGAAGACCAATACCTTTCTTCAACTGTTCAATCACAATCTGCTTTCCATATCCTTCTTTGCCTCTGAGGTATCCTGCTGTCTGCCCATCTTGATCTACAGCAAGACTTTGCCAAGTATCAAAGTACTTTCGGATACCATAATCATTTAAAACTTGGAAGGTCATAGAAATGTCTGTAACGGCATACCCATAAGGAACCTTTTGCATTTGCATACCAATCCTGCGTTCATTCGTCAGAACCTGCTTACCGGGCAATACAACGTCCTTACAGAGCAAGTTTACTTCTTCGGAGGTAGCACCAGGGATTGATGGTAGCTTAACTCTGAATACGTTTGGACGTGCTATACCATCTTTTCTAGACACTAAGCTTTTTAATTGATCGACACTAGCCATTAAATCATTCCCCTTGAGTCTCTCCAAACTTTGGTTTGGGTGCTTTTCTGCCAATCAGCAGTAGGTAAGAACGTTGCAATTTCCCATTCGGGTGCAGGTATTCTAGCAAATCTACTTCTTACATGTTTACTTAAATAATGCTTCACACAAGGCTTAAAATATTTCATCTTAGTCGAAGCTTTTAGCATATCATAGGTAATATCAAACTTAGTGCTATCGTTAAACTTGTTGTTGGTTGTAACATCCATAAGTGCATCTAAGAATTTTGCTCTTAATGGAAGCGGTAAATAGTGAAGGTTTAGTCCAAGGAACCCACCTTTAGCAGGACCAATAACAATAGCTAATGGAAAGCTATCGTAGTATGGCAACGTATCTTTGTGCTTGGGGTCATAAAAAAACATCTGCATAGAACCAACCAAAGTTCTATTTTTAAGATTTATTGATTCATCTTTCATCAATTCGTTACGGTTTATTTTTTTAATTCCAGAAAGCCTTTTACGGAACCAATCCCTAGACTCTTTTGATCTAGGGGTGATACCTGCTCTGAATGCTTCTATTTCTAGGTTTTTAAATAAGTTTGCCATAATGTTATTTATATCTATTTTAGGGGTTGACGAATCATTAAAAATGTATATAATTAAAGAGAGGTCTTTGAGGTGGGTGAGTATACTATGTTTTGACTAGTGTTTTGAATTTCTTAGCGTTATGACCTTCATGAATATAAACATTATCTGAACCTAGTTTCTCTATTAGTTGTTCTGTGATTTTATCTTGTCTAAGTTGTAAGTTGTCCTCTTTACTATTTTTCATTTTCTGAGTATGAAATTCTACATATATCTCATCAACCAAATCAATTATCTTTTCCTTTAACATTTTTTCTAGAACTTCATACTCAGCACCTTCAACATCTAAAGCAAGTATTATATAATCTTCTTCATTGAACTGAGAAACATATTTCGAAAGATCAACCGTTTTAACAGTCATTTTTTTATTAGACATGTGTGTTTTTTTATCTGATCTAAGTGTGCTAGATTTAGTGTTAGATCCAATATTAAAAGTCATAGTTGAATCTTCAATCCAAACTGCCTTTTCAATAAGTTCGACATTATCTAACTTGCCGTTAAGTAACATATAATCAACACATTTAGGATTAGGTTCAAAAGCAATCATTCTCCACGATTGATGATCCTTATGATTAATCTTAAACATATCAATGTCGGAACCTTTATTTGCTCCACAATCTATGAATATCTTCACTTTTATTTTCCTTAACTATTTCTTTTTAGGTTTGCGTAGTGGCTTCAAGGGCTTTATAGTTTTCTTTGGTTTAGGTAAGATACCCATGGCACTGAGTTCATTCTCAGTCCAAATTTGGAATCCCCATCCACGATCTGCAGCATAGTTTTGTGCAGCAGCCCACTTGTTCATATTCTTTACATAGGTCATTCCTTCACTAATATATCTTTTAGACTTTCTACCATTGAACTTAGGTGGTGCAGTTTCTTTATTAGGTTTTATTTCAACTAGAACTGTCTTCCCATTTTTGTATGTGATCTTAAGATCCATGAAGTATCTATGGTACTTCTTATCAACCTCATAGAAGTAAGGTATTACAACTTCTTCACTAGACCATGCGACAATATCCTTTGCATCATCACACCACTTGAACGCATTTCTTTCCCAAAGAGATCTAAAGACTACATTATCAGCATCACCTTTGTACTTAGAACGGTTTTTAACATTATACTTGCCAGAATATGCCATAGATACCTTATAAATAATAGAAACTTTTTTATATTTAGGTAGGCAGATGGCATACAAGAAAAACTTTAAGTTTCCTCTAGAAGATGATGGTTACAAGGGTAGGATAACTTTTGAGGCTATTCAAGAGAACTATAAGACTCTGCCTGAAACTGTGTTCAGTGGCTTAGTTGAAGCGGCTTCTCAAACAACTAATAGAGAACGTGCAACACAGCCTGAAACAGGATTCAAAGGACAACAAAAAACAGTCAGAGGAAATATACCTACACGTGTTGGTAGTGGGCGTAAGGCTACAATGTATTTACCTTCAACCTTACAGTTTCAGGATAACATTGAATACACTAATGTTGATCTTGGTATCATAGGTTCTGCAGCAGCAAACTCTTTGGGAGATCCGAATGCTAGTGGGAGAGCAGTTCTTGGTGCGATAAAAAATAATATCACACCAGACTTTGCTTCAATACAAGAGGCTTTCAATGTAGGACTTAAGAGTGAGGGCGCACAGGTTGCAGCACTTCGTTTATCTAGTAAGCTTAGTCCTGAAGTTCAAGGTGCTATTGAAACTACAACAGGCATTGCATTGAACCCTAACAGAAGATCTACTCTCAGAGGCATTGGAGTTAGACAGTTTAGGTTTACATTTAAAATGATTCCAACTTCTCAAGTAGAGGCAGAGGAAGTCAAACAGATAGTTCAGTTCTTTAGAGAAGAAATGTATCCTGATACTTCTGATGAGGGATTGAATGCGGCACTGAGATTTCCTAGTAAGTTCAACATAAAAATGTTCTATGACAATAAAAGAGTTGCAACTAAGATATTACCATCTTTCTTGGCTAACGTTGATGTTGTGTATAATGCGACAGGTATGGCTTTTCACAAGGACGGTAACTTCCAAGAAACAGACATTTCACTATCATTTGTAGAAGAAAGAGCATTGACTAAGAGAGATATTATAAGTGAGGTTACTGCAATAGATAATCCAAACTATGTAATATCAGCAGGGGCAGGATAATATGTCATTTTTTAGAAACTTTCCCACAGTGGCTTATAACTTTGGTAACGAAACATTCGATACCACGTTCCACAACCTTACGACTTATATTGATCTCATCGATCAAATAGCTGATGATGCGTCCTTCTATGAAAAGTATTATATTCAAGATGGTCAAAGACCTGATGTTCTTTCGTATGAGTTATATGGAACCTCTGACTTTTATTGGACATTTTTCTTATTGAACTCTGATCTTCGCAAGCAAGGCTGGCCTATGAGTAGTCTAGAGGTTTATGATGCTGCAAAGCTTTATTATCCTAATAGAGTAATCAATACCACGTCACGAATGCATGGAGAGTTTTATATTGGCGATGTTGTTGCGGATAGATCAGATCTTGATGAGTTTGGAACAGCATTTAAGGCTAAAATATTAGAGAAGAACTATGATCTTGGTCAACTTACAGTTAAACCTATTATTGATGTTAAGTCAATAACACTGACTAATGGGGGCAGTGGTTACACGTCTCCACCCACAGTAACCATATCGGGTGGTGGTGGTAAGGGTGCAACTGCGCAAGCAATTATGACCTATCTTGATGGGGATACTATACTTACTTCTCAAACAATACAATCAATAGCTGTATTGACAGGTGGTGAAGAGTTTACTAGTGCTCCAACAATAACCATATCAGAACCAAATATTGCAAATGGAACACAGGCAACAGCAACTGCACAAATATCTTCTTTCACACTGCCTAGAAATACTACTATTTTTTCACAACCCAATGAACCTAATGTATTATTGTGGGATGACGATTTGGTCCGAAGTTTAATCACTTCTGATAGCACTTTGCAATATAATGCTGCTGCGTATTATACTGACACTAATCAAAATATTGTTGATTTAAATATTAATATTGGTGGTGGTGTTGATAATCAAGTTGGACAACTAAATAAAATACCTGTCACATATCTAGATAGACTGATAGCTACAAATAATGAACTAAGAAACATTAACATATTTACGCCAAGTGTTGCAGCACAGGTAAGCAGTGAATTTCAAAAACTATTGAGAAGTTAAATGGCAACTCCACTAGTATCAGCAGAACAGCTTAAGATTATTAGTATTCGATTGGAAGCAGATCGATACAATCAACCCTTGTTTCTTTCAGGGAATGGTAAGTCTGGCGTTGTTGTTGAGGTTAATATATATGAAAACTTATCTAAGGGATATCTAACAGGCGGTATAATCATTCAAGATGATTTAGACATTTATAGGGTAGCTGATCTTGTGGGTACTGAAAAGGTTGTTGTTGAGTTTGAGTCTCCTGATAAATCATCAGGAGTGATAACAAAGACTTTTCTAATCGAAGAGATTACTGACAATATAAAGACCAATGATCAATCTTCTTTTTTGTCGATAGCCTTAATAGAAGATATAAAGTTTTACAACGATCTCATTAGGTTTAGTAAGGCATATACTGGAACTGGTGAAGAAATCATATCAGCTATTGCAAAAGACAAGCTTGGTAGAGAGGTTGTTATAGAAAGTAAAGTTTCTTCCTTCCAACAAGCATTTAGATACATTGTGCCTTTTCAAGATCCTTTGAGTGCTATTGATACAGTATTAAGTAAAATGACTACAGAGAGTGGATTGCCATTCTTTTTATATTCCTCTGTTATCGACAATAAGTTTTATCTCACTGACTTACAAACCATAATACAAGAAGAATCTTTTAATAAAGATAGACCTTTCGTGTTTGATCAGTTCAATACCGTTCAAAGCGATATTGAATCACAAGCTGTAAATATAACCAATTTAGATTTAGGATTATTAGAAAACACTTTAGAGATAGCACTAGATGGTGGTATGGGGGCGCAATATAACTCTGTCAATGCTACTACTGGATCTCCATTTAACTTTCATCTAGATATGAGAGATTGGTTTGCTAGACTAACAGAAGCTGAAATTTTCCCTAGAGAACAAAACTTTATTGCCTTTGATAAAAAGTTTATTGCAGATCCATCAAAGTTAAATAATAAGTCTATTACTGATTACAATACTAAAGTAGTAACTAGAGTTACTTCACAGCCTTACAATGACACGAATGGATTTAGTCAGGAAGCATATCCTGCAGCAGAAATATATACTATGATAAGAAAAAGTGTTATTAGTCATTTACTGAAAAACATATATTCGATAAACATGCCAGGATTACTTTTCTCTGTAAATAATATAAAAACATGTGTGGGGCATCAAGTTAGTATGAATGTCAAAAGAAACAACACTGATATTAGAACAAACACTACAATCGATGAAAAGAGATCTGGTGATTTTGTAATATTGGCAAAACGTCATTGCTTTGATGTTGTTGGGGAAAGACACACAGTCGCTTTAGATTTAAGTAAACTTGCAAGTCGGAGTATTCAAGAATGAACGAATATTATGGTGACAACATCCGATGGTTTGTAGGTAGGATTATCAGTAGTCAAGATCCTGATGAGGCTGGTAGATTTCAAGTTAGAATATATGGCATTCATTCTGAAGAAGTTGAAAATAAATATTTGCCATGGGCAGAAACGATGTTACCGACTACAGAAGGTGGTGTATCAGGCGTAGGTAAAATACCTCAACTAAAGAATAGTGCATTGGTATTTGGTTTCTTTTTAGATGGTGTAACTTCGCAAAATCCTATCATACTTGGATCTATGAGCCATATCGAACAACCATCTTCACCACAAGTAAGGGCGGCTGCAGAGGGTGGAAGAGTTAATCTTCTAGACACAAAGAACATTGGTAAAGAAGGAGTTATTGTTACTGAACAACAAAAACAAATCTATAGAAATGGTAATGCAGAGGTTGCAGAGTTAAGAGTTCTTGTTATGGATTTTTTAGTTAGTAATGGTTTACCAATAAAAGCGGCTGCAGGGGTATGTGGAAACTTAGAGGTTGAAAGTAACTTTGATCCTAATGCTAAACTTCAAAATGAAAAAGAAGATTCTAGAGGTATAGCTCAGTGGAACTCCAAATGGGGAAGATGGCAAAGCGTAGAAGCATATGCTGCAGAACTAAACGAAGATCCATATGATTTATTCTTACAGTTAAAGTTCCTTATATTTGACATGAAAACAAATCGTACACATAGATGTTGGGATCATTTAAGTAACCCTGCTAATATCGCTAACTTTGATGGTCCGAAAAATGACATGAACTCTACTTATCATTTCTTTCATAGATATGAGAGGGCTGCAGAAGAAGGTTATCCTAGAAGACCTTTGGCAGCAAGAGAAGCATATGATGGTTATCAAGCTTCTTTAAGGGCATCTGCAGAAAACAACTTAATATCGTCAGGAGCAGGTTAATGGCATTACCAAAGGAGAAGTTACAAGACGGTATCAATGCTATAGAAAGATTATTAGATCTAGAAGCCTCTAGTGAAAATACTAATATATTGAATGAAGTTTTTGACACGGCATTTAGCTTTAAGTATAAACCTGATAACTCTACATCAGGGGGTTTCAAAAGTGTCACTAGCTCTGATAGAGACATAATATCGAGTGTTGATGGATCTGTTCCTAATCAGATAAAAAAGAAAGTTGGTGTGGTGCAGTTAGATTCTAGTGCTAAGAAAGATGAACTAATAAAAAAAGTTGGATCTGATGCTACAGATTTATCCACCATTACAGGAGATAGTAGACTTTCAGAAGATGGGTTTTTAGATGTTGCTATTTCTGCACCATTTCCTGAAGCTTTGGCAGAGGTTGTTAAATCCACAACCACAGCAAGTTCAGCCCAAATAACAAATATTGTTGGAGATAATGTTGCGACAGAACTTGCAAGAGATGACATACTTGACAACGTACTAGGAGATGTTTTAAACACTACTAAAGGATTATCTTCATTAGCATCAAACACATTTATAAGTCA